CTATGGAATCAGTTCCACGGTGGCCTTTAGTTCGTCCAAAGTCTTGTGATTATAGACCCGGTTTCCCGTGTCCTTGGACACATGGCCCATGAGCAAATCAATACATTTCCGGTTTGCCCCGGCGCTATCCAATTTGGTTTCAAAGGTGTGGCGGCATTCGTGCGGGGTATGGTTCAGTATCAGGGCCTTCATAATATCCGCCCAAAATATCCGGTATTGGGTTTGATTGCAAATCTTCCCGTTGTAGCTGATCAGCCGGGGGCCACCTTCGGCAAGCCGCTGTTCAATCAATGGCCTGATCTTTGGATGGATGGGAACAATGCGGTTCTTACCGGCTTTCGTTTTGGTGCCGCCCTTCATCGTGCCTTCCTTCAAGTCTATATCTTCAGGTTTCAGGTTCAAAAATTCAGAGATACGCCACCCGGAATATAGCAAGATCAAAACAGTATCAACCCAAGGATCAGACTGATGTTCCCACACCGTTTTGATTTCATCGTTGGTGAACGGAAGGCGGCTTGTTTCTGGAATGGGATCAGAAGTCAGAAGTTCGGAAAAGCACCTGTTTATTATATCCATTTCAAGGGCGAACCGGTCAAGGTGGCCCCACAGGTTCTTGATGGCCGCTTGGGTGCTATACCCTTTCCCACAACCATCAATGGTTTCTTGCATTTGGTAAGATCGCAGTTGTTTATAAGGCTTGTTCACATACGCTGAACAATGCTTGAACGCTGAACAGAGGGAAGAACGGTTGGATTCCCCCAGCTTCGGGGCCTTCTTTTCTTTCCAGAGGTCAAAAAGCTGTTGAAGGGTGATCTTGGCCCGGTCAACATCCCAAGGATCACGGTTGTATTCAGCAAGCATGATGTTCCCGGCTTCACGGGTTTCAGCATAGCCGATAATGTCATAGATGGGATAGCCTTTGTCATTCCAACCTATGGTTTTCTTCACAATGTATGGGCGGCGGCGTTGGCCTGATAGCTTTGCAACCGTTCCATACCCGTTTGGATTTCGCATTATATCACCTGAACTTTCAAAATTGGGTATGGCAAAGCTAAACCCCATGTGATATAATGTTCAAAGGCGTTTGAAACATTAACTTCAAAAGGGTTTGTTTCGCCTGACCGCTTCCGGTGTGCAAGACCGGGGGCGGTCATTTTTTTTTGCATTTGTTCCATATCCGTTCCGCTTAAAATCCTTGCGGGATGTGGCTTTGAGAGAATGGAACACTTGGAACAGATATTATATTACTTCAAAGAGTAGATAAAAAAAATATAAAAGAAAAGGAGTATATAGAGAACCGGCGCTTTATCTGTTCCACCTGTTCCAAAGCCTTGATTTTCCTGTGTTTTCAGGGATTGGACGGCGGAACGGATGTGGACAGATCGAGTTTGGCAAGTTCACCTTTGACCTGTTCCAGAACTTCAGGATATTCAGAATCAGGGTTCATGGAATATTGATCTTCGTATTCTTTCAGGATGTTCAGATACCGGTTCCAATGGGTGGCTTTGGCCTTTGCGGTTTTCAATTCATCAATCTTGGCTTTCTGATCGGAATAGGAATCTAACAAAACCCGTTCTTTCTGACTATCAGCCGCCTTGAAGAAAGAAGCTGGAAGATCAGATGTGTAAGGGATGATCCCGGCCTTGGCCGCTTGATCCACCGTCAGGGCTATTTGCATACCATATTCATAGCGGGAAAAGAATGTTTCAAGGTTCTTCGTCTTTTCAAAGATGTTCAAACAATCTTGAACAATCCGCACATGGTTTTTGGCTTCTGCTACGGTGTAGGCCCCCGGCATGGATTTAATAGCCCGTTCCGGGTTCAGATTGGAATGAACCTGAACGGTGGGTTCTGTTTTGGGTGGGGCCTTCTGTTTGGCCGGTTTTGGTTTTCGCTTTCGGAAAATCAGAAATAAAATCAAAGCACATATAGCGTCCATAAGGACGAACACCGGAAGAAGATTAGGTTCCATGAAGATACACGCAGTATAAACAAACATTGCTGTTCCAAGAAAGAACCCAACTACGCCTTTCAAAAACTTCTTCACCCAGCCACCTTCTATCTAATATCACTTTGGAAGGCTACGGCTTTTCCAAGAATCCTGATATGATTCAGTTCTTCACCTGTGTAACGCATGGTTTTATACTTTGGATTTTCAGCGAACAACAACAGTTCGTTTTCTTCAGGATTATATTGAACACGCTTCAAGGTGGCTTCGTCACCAATCAGGACGGCGGCGATTTCACCATCATCTACCATTTCCTGTTTTCTGATGAACACAATATCCCCGTCATAGATTCTGGCACCGATCATGGAATCACCCTTGGCCTTCAAGCAGAAATCAGCATGGATGTTTGCACCAGCTTCCACATACAGTTCCTTTTCTTCGTTGGCAAAGATAGGGGTTCCACAAGCAATGTTCCCAAGCAATGGGAACTTTCGCTTTTCAATTCTAAATAGGTTATCCAATTCAACTTCTTCTTTCCAGCCCATTAAATAGGCCGGTGTGGTGTGAAGAACTTTCGCCAAGTCTGCTATTTTATCACGGCGCATATTGGCAATAATCCCATTTTCCCATTTCCGAACGGTGCTTTTACCTACACCAACAGCATTGCCCACCTGTTCAAGAGTAAGATTATTTTCTTCACGCAAAGCCTTGATTTTTTGGCCCATAGTCAAATCAGCCACATCAACACCCCTTTCACGGTTAGTAACAACAGTATAACCGCAATGTGTCTTTTTTGCAACCCCTAAAGCGAAAAAACAAAAAAAGTTTCTTTTAATCCACAAATGGGGTTGACAAGCGACAAGGGGTGTGATACTATGATGGTGTCTTAAAGGACACGGCAAAAGCGAATAAGACACCGAAAGGGGTATTGAGATATGAAAGCTATCGTAGGCGTTTGGAAAAATGACCCGTGTAAAATTCCGCAATTATATGAGTTCAAAAGTTGGGAAGAAGCCCTTGAATTTTATAAGCAAGAACATAAGAACTTTACAATTATGTATCACTTCATAATGCCTGAAGTGCTTCCGTTCTGAGCCGAAACGGGCCTGATGGCCCGTCCACCGGAACCGCCCCACCGGTGCTGATGATGGCAGGGCAACAGCGACAACATGAGCGCCCCCGGTTTATGGGTTCGGGTATTGGGTATCAATCCCCATGTAAAAGGTATGACCGCCCGGAAATTGCTTGTTGGGGCTTTGGCTGTTCTATTTTTGAAGAAAGGATGTGAGCGAATGAACAAGGCCCGCTTGGAATATGAAATGTCTGTTCGGGGTGTCACCCGTGCCAAGCTGTGTGAAGTCCTTGGGATTTCCCGATCCGCCTTTTACCGAAAGTGTAATGGGGGTTCGGAGTTCACCCAAGGCGAGATTCAGAAGATCGTGGATTTTCTGAACCTTGAAACCCCGGTGGGAATTTTTTTTGATGCGAAAGTGTCCTAAAGGACACCGCAAGGAGTAAGAATCATGAATGAAGTCAGTTTGAAACCGGTCATTGATGAACTTGAAACCTTGTTTTCAAAGTTCAACAAAGCCTTCTTTGAAGGGAAGCTGGAAAAGCCTGTGATCACCGTTTCCCCGGATCATACCCGTGGGGCCTATGGGTGGTGTACCGGTTGGAAGGCGTGGCAAGACGGCACCAAGGAAGGCGGCTATTACGAAATCAACCTGTGTGCCGAATACCTGAACCGCCCCTTTGAAGAAACCTGTGGAACCTTGCTTCACGAAATGGTTCACCTTCAGAACCTTCAGGACAATGTTCAAGACACTTCCCGTTCTGGTTCATACCACAACCGGAAGTTCAAGGAAACCGCTGAGGCCCACGGGCTGACCGTGGAGAAAGGCGAAAAGTACGGATGGCACAAAACCACCCTGAACCCGCAAGCTGAAGCCTTCGTGAAATCCCTTGGCAAATCCGGGTTCTGTCTGGTTCGGCCCCGTACCAATCCGCTGAAGGGTTCCCGGAAGGGGGGGGGGATCAAGTTCCCGCAAGTATGTTTGCCCCTGTTGCGGAACCATCATCCGGGCCACCAAGGAAGTTCATGTTCTCTGTGGGGAATGTGAAGTGGCCTTTGAAGAACAGGAGTGATAACCAATGAAGTTGATTGACACCAAGGATTGGAAGGCCGTTCACTTCAAGGATCGAACCATTTTGAGAAGTGACCGCAATCTTTACCCGGAAGCTGATTGGTGGGCTTTGGTTTCCACCGTGGATGTGGAACCGATGAAGGAACCCGGTCATTTCAAGGTGGTAAGCCAATGATGATCACCCGCCAAGTTCGGTGTAAGAAGTGCGGGAAAATGTTCCCCCTGACCTATCCCGAAAAGCTGTCCGACATTGGCCGGGATGTTATTTCTTACTGTCCGCCGTGTTTACACACGGAAATCTTAAAAAATGAAAGGAGTACGCACAATGACCACCTTTGCAGAGCGTCTGAAGAACGCTATGGAACAGACCAACATGAGCCAATCCGCCCTGTCTGAACAGGCCGGGGCTTCCAAGGCCGCTATCAGCCAATACCTTTCCGGGAAGAACACTCCCGGCCCTGACCGTATCAAGGCCCTTGCCGATGCCACCGGCGTTTCCTTTGATTACCTGATGGGTTATGGAGCCGCCCCGGTTGCGGAACCGCCCATCAAGAAGATCAGCGTGAAGGAAGCCGCCCGGTGCATGGGAAAATCTGATCAGTTCGTCAGAATCGGCCTTCAGCGTGGCCTTCTTCCCTTCGGGAACGCTGTTCCTGGAACCGGCGCTTGCTGGAATTACTACATCAACCCCACCAAGTTCCGTGATTATGTGGGTGCTGATCAGTTCAATTCTTTCTTCGGCCTGACTGCCTGACGGATTGGGGGGGGGGATGTGTGAAACCGGAAAGAAACGAGGTGGGCGGCGGATTACGGTTGCCAAAATCCTTTTATGAACGCCCCCTTACCCCTAAAGAAGCCCAATTTGCCACGGACAACATCAACATTGTTTGGTGGTATTTAGACAAGCAGGGCCTTAACAGATCGGAATGGTTTGATGTGGTGATTTTCCGCTATTTGCTTGCTGTGAAACGCTGGTTTGCCCTTCCTGATCTGCAAAGGGTGAAATTCGTCACCGTGGCCTGTCAAGCTATGCGGTCAGCCATAGGGCATGAGCGGGAAAAACGGGCCAAAGAACCCCAAACCGTTAGCCTGTATGATGTGATCCCCGGAACGGATGATCTGTGTTACATAGACACGATCCCGGCCACCGGAACTGAAATTTTATGAAGAAGGTGATTTTTTGGAAATCAAATACAATGTTCAGGCCCCGCCCAAGAACCAGTTTCACGGTGGGAGCAAAAGCGAGGAAGTCAAAGCCATTGAAGATTTCCTGACCAGCGGAAACGCAAAGAATATGTGTTTCCAGTATGAAAGCGCCAAGGCCGCAAAAACCAAACTTTCCACCATTTCCAGCCACCGGCGCAAGTACAACGAGAAGAACCCGAAAGGGTATGACGCATACCGGGTGGACAACTGCATTTACATTGTTCGCCTGACCGGAAAGAAAGGATGATGAACATGAAAACACGTTTTGATGGAACCTTGTGGATTGGAGCCGGTGGACAGGCTTTCCGCCCCGCAGAAATGGGAACCGATCACCTGTTGAACACGGTGAAGATGTTGAAGAACCGCCCCGGCGTGGTGGTGGCTATGGTGGTTCGTGACATTGAAGCCACCCCTGACTGTTGCCCTTTTGACCCCTTCGGTGGCGGTCATTCCGAGTTGGTGAAACAGTCCTTGTTTAACATCACTTCCCTTTCCCCGGAGCAGGTGAGTGATTACGCCCTGAACAGCCCCTTGGGAATGGCTATGAAGGCCGAACTTCTTTCCCGTGGTGTGAATGTGGAAAATTACCTTTCCATGATTGAAGGGCCTGAAACCCTATGATCACGCTGTTCCAGCACCAACAACAGGCCCTTGATGAAACCGAGGGAAAAAACCGGGTGGCCTATTACCTTGACATGGGCCTTGGGAAAACCTTTGTTGGTTCCGAAAAAGCCCTGAAGTTGAACAGCCGTGTAAATCTTCTGGTGTGTCAATGTTCAAAGGTTCAAGACTGGATTGAACACATGACAGAAAATTACGCCATGAACCATTGTTGGATGATTTATGACATGACCAAGAAAAATGAATTTGATTGGTTCATGAAGGCCGCAATGGAAGTTGATAACCCGGATCGGATTTGTGGCGTGATCAACTACGAACTGACTTTCAGGCGGAATGTGCTGAAAACCCTGACCGGCTTCACGCTGATGTTGGATGAAAGTTCCCTGATCCAGAACGAGAACGCCAAACGGTCAAAGTTCATTCTTGGGCTGAAACCAGATAATGTGATCCTTTTGTCAGGCACCCCCACGGGCGGTAAGTATGAAAACCTGTGGAGCCAATGCCAACTGTTGGGGTGGAAGATTTCAAAAGAACTGTTCTGGAAGCAGTACATTCAAACGGAATGGGTTGAAACCGATGGATTTTGGCGGCAACAGATTACCGGCTATAAGAATGTTGACCGGCTGAAGATGAAGCTGGCCGAACATGGGGCCGTTTTCATGACTACCGAACAGGCCGGGATTAGCCTTCCAAAACGGAACTGGATCAAGGTCAAAACCCGCCCTTCACCCCTTTATTGGAAGTTCTGGAATGATCGCTATATTGCGATTGACAGCGCCAACCTTGGTGAATTTGAACTGGATGCGGATTTCTACGGTTCCAATGCCCATTGTGAACGGGAATTGATCGGTGATACCAGTTTGACCCGCCGCCTTTACGCCCGTCAGCTTTGCGGCCTATATAACCCGGCCCGTTATGAAGCCTTCCGGGATTTGGTAAACAGCACGGAAGATCGCTTGATTGTGTTCTATAACTTCACGGAAGAAATGGAACGCCTGAAGGGGATTGCCAAGGGCCTGAACCGGCCTGTGTCTGTTCTTTCCGGTGAAGAAAAGAACTTGGATGCTTACCGCTACCAGCACAACAGCATTACCTTTATTCAGTATCAGGCCGGTGCAATGGGCGGCAACTTTCAGCTTGCCAACAAAATCATTTACTTCAGCCTTCCCCAAGGTTCGGAATTGTGGGAGCAATCCCAAAAGCGTATTCACCGCCTTGGGCAAGAACGGCCCTGTTTCTATTACCTGATGATCTGTCCGGGAACGGTTGAAGAAGATATTCTTTCCACTTTGGAAATGAGAAAGGACTATACCGATGAACTATTCAGAAAGTATGAGCAAGCGGCAACAGCGCCGCAAAGCCCTTAACCAGCGGTTCAGGCGGATGTTCCTTGTGGCCCTTCTGATGGGCCTTGCAATGGGTTTTATATTTGGGCGCTGTTCTGCTGTCAACAGCAAGGCCCCGGATGCCCCCATTGAACCGGATCAGCTTACCGCCGTGGCCCCGGATGTGGCCTTGGAGCCGGTGGAAACTCCGCTGGTGGAAGAACCCGCCGAACCTGAACCGGTGCTGTTGGGCAGTTTCAGAATTACCGCCTATTGTTCCTGTGAAAAGTGTTGCGGCGAATGGGCCAAGAACCGGCCCAACGGCATTGTGTATGGTGCCGCTGGTGTGGAACTGAAAGCCGGTGTTTCCTGTGCTTCCCCGCTTCCCTTGGGAACCGTGGTGGAAGTGGAAGGCTTGGGTGAATACATCGTTCAGGATCGCCCCGCCCAATGGGTGATTGACAAATACGGTGAAAACCAGATCGACATTTATTTTGACAACCATGAAGCCGCTTCCGCCTTCGGCCTGAAGCAGTTGAATGTTTATCTGAAAGGAGAACCCGAAAAATGATCAAATGTGAAAATGCTTGCCCCCGTGGAAAATTTGATGGGTGTTGCCACAAATGCCCGGATTTCCACACTTGTCCTGATTCCTGTCAGGAAAACCCGAACGCCTGTGGTTCGGCCACCTTCGATGAAGAAACGGCCCTTCAGGAGTTCAAGAACACCCAGCTTGCCACCCTGAACGCCATTGCTTCCCTGACCGCCCACAAGAAGGCTATTGAGGATCAGGAAAAGGAAATGAAGGCCAAGCTGTATGAAGCAATGGTGAAGTTCGGCGTGGATAAGTTTGAATCCGATGTTCTGAACCTTACCCTTGTGAAGCCCACCAATGCCACCAGCATTGATTCCGCCAAGCTGAAGAAGAAATACCCGGACATTGCTTCCGAGTGTTCCAAGACCACCGCCAAGGCCGGTTATGTGAAGATCACCCTGAAAGGGGATAAGTCATGAGTTGCCGGGGCTTTGAACCTGTTTGCACCAATAATGAACTTCGGGAGTATTTCAGCGCCAAGGGCCTGACCTATGACAGCATTGATGAAGGTGATATTTTGATCCTTTGCATGATGCTTCAGAAGGAATTGAAGAAATCCAATAAGGCTGGTGAAACTTCCGTCACCATGACTTTAAGCAAACGGGTTGACATGAAGAAGGCCACCAACGGCCACATTACCGAGTGTTACATCTACATGAACGCCCACTATTTCACCCGGCGTGAATGTATCAGCTTCAACCGGGATGGGTGGATTGGCTTTGCTGGATGGGCCGATGATGGCAACACTAACCCGTTGCGCCGTGCCTTCCTTGCATGGTGTGACTATTTGGCGGAAGGTGGTGGGGCCGATGGCAAGGGATGAAGTGTGGGATGCCCTGAAAAATCATGCCAAACAGGTTCATTCAGAACGGGTTGCAAAGAACCCCGACCGGATCGCCTACGCCATTCAGCAGTTTGAAGCCCACGGCATTGAATACCAACTGAAGAATGAGCAAACCGGACATTTCCATTGTTGGCGGAAGTCTGATGATAAACTGTTCCAATTCTACGCTGGAACGGGTAAAATTCAGGGCTTCACCCAAGTCAGAGGTATTCACAGCCTGATTCAGATGTTGGAGGGGTGAGCCGATGGCCGGTGAAAAAAACTTTGAAAATCGCCTGAAGGAATGGCTGGAAGCTGAAGGGATATATCCCTTGGGTGAACCTGTTGACCGCATGAGCGCCCCGCCCTGTGGCTTCTATGAAAAGCGTTGGGGTGGAAGCCGGTATGTGAAAAGCGGCCTTCCCGATATGCGGATCACCGTGAAGGGCATTGCCCTTGAAGTGGAGCTGAAGGCCACCGATGGAACCCCATCTGTGCTTCAGAAGCGTAATTTGGCCCAAATCAACGGTTCACAGGGGTTCGGGTTCATCCTTTACCCGGAAGGCTTTGAAGCCTTCAAGACTATTGTGAAAGGAGTGAAACAATGCGAGTTTCCCACAGCCGGGTTGAAGTCTTTGATAGATGCCCATACAAATACCGCTTGCGATATGTGGAAGGGATAGACACGATCCCGAACACGGACGCAGACAACGCCCTGATCCTTGGCACCGCCCTTCACACCGGCATTGAAGAAGGGGTTGAACAAGCCCTTGACTTCTACAAGAACAGCTTCCCGGTTCTGACGGATGATCACATTCATGAAATGATGAAGCTGGAAGCAATGATCCCCAAGGCAAAGGCCATGTTGCCACCGGGCGGAACCTTTGAATTGCCTATTGGGAACGCTGATTTCATCGGCTTCATGGATTATCTGTGGCCCTGTGGTTGGGATTCCAGAACCAATGAAACCTTGTTTGATCTGTACGATTTCAAGTATTCCAACAACGCCAAGAACTACGCCGTTTCCGGTCAGCTTCACGAATACAAGTATTGGTATGAACTGACCCATCCCGGCCACCGGATCAGAAATATGTATTTCCTGATTGTTCCAAAGCCCAAGATCAGGCAGAAAAGCACCGAAACCCTTTCCCAATTCCGTGACCGCTTGCAAGCGGCCTTGAAAGATGCTGAACCAACGCTGATGCCGGTTCAGTACAACCCCATGAAGATTGTGGACTTCCTGACCGATGTGAAGCACATGGTTGAAGCCACAGACTTTCCCAAGAACCCAAACCATTTTTGTGGATGGTGTGAGTATGAAGAATATTGTCAGAAAGGATGGGATTATATGTTACTTCCCAAGAATGAACGCCGTGATCTGAACGCCACCAAGAAGAAGGTTGTGTGGCTTTACGGCGCACCCTTCAGCGGCAAAACCTTCTTTGCCAATCAGTTCCCCGATCCCCTGATGTTGAACACGGATGGCAACATCAAGTTTGTGGATGCCCCCTATATCGCCATTCGTGACACCGTTACGGTGGAAGGCCGTATCACCAAGCGCAAGTTGGCCTATGAAGTGTTCATGGATGCCGTGGCCGAACTGGAAAAGAAACAGAACGATTTCCGAACCATCGTGGTTGACCTTCTGGAAGATGTTTATGAATCGTGCCGGGTTTACATCTGTGACCGTCAGGGCTGGAAGCATGAATCTGATGATTCCTTCCGTGCGTGGGATATGGTCAGAAGTGAGTTCCTGAACACCCTGAAGCGGCTGGTGAATCTGGACTATGAAAACATCATCCTGATTAGCCATGAGGACAGAAGCCGTGACCTGACCCGCAAGGGCGGCGATAAGATCAGTTCTATCAAGCCGAACCTTCAGGATAAGGTGGCAAACAAGGTGGCCGGTATGGTTGATCTGGTGGCCCGTATCGTGGCGGACGATGATGAACGGGTGCTGTCTTTCAAGACTTCTGAAGTGATCTTCGGCGGTGGCCGTTTGACTGTCCGTGATAAGGAAATCCCGCTGACCTATGACGCTTTCTGTGAAGTCTACGAGGAAGCCAACCAGAAGGCCGCAGGAGCCGTGAAGCGTGGCGGCAATACCCCGGCTACCCCCGCACCTGAAACCACCGACACGCCCACCACAGCGCCCAGCAGAAGGGGCAGAAAGGCCAAGACTGAAACCCCGCCCCCGGCTGACAACTATGATCCGGTTGAAGATGCGGCAAAGGCGGCTTGTGGTGATCCTGATACCGTTGCTGAACCGGCCACCGGTGACACCCCGCCTTGGAACGATCTTCCCAAATGCCCGGACGGTGAGCGCATTTTCAAACAGCATGACCAGAACCCGGAAATCCCCCTTTGCCCGTCCATTGACGCTGGCCACCGTTGCCACAAGGAAGGTGGCCCCGATGGTTGCCCCCTGTGGGATCGCCCCAAGTCTCCGGCAGAGGAAGCCGCACCCAAGATGGATGTGAACCCGCCCCGCCGCACCCGGAAGAAGCGTGAAGAATAATGGCTGATGTGCTGATGATTGCCGGGAAGCCTGAAACCATCTTCAATGCCCGTGATTTTGAATATCTGGTTGAAAAACACATGGGTTATGAAGCGGCAAAGTATTTCCGGGAATACGCAGAAAAAGCGGATGAAGAAGTAAGATCGGCCAAGGCCGGTGAAAATACAGACCTTGCTTCTTATGAAGCTGACCTTGAAAGCAATCACAGAGCCTTTCAGGATATTCAGGATGAATTGATCTGCATTTCCAACATTCTTCGATGGAAACGGATGAACCGGGAGTTGCTTTCAGACCATGTGAAGCGCATTAAAACCATCATTTCCAACCAAATATAAGGAGGACGCAACATGAAAAACGATGCTTTGAACAGGTTCAAAGAAGAAATGAACCGCCGTGGCCTGATTCGCAAGATTCAGGTGTGTGCAAACCTGATCCCCCCCCCCGCCTGATGCTGACCCGGAATCCCTGATCCAGCTTCACCGGAACGCCGCAAAGGTGGTGATTGCCAACTATGCCGCCAACCACGATGATTTCTATGAAGTGATGTTTGATGCGGCGTTGGATCATCTGTTGGATGGGGTTCTGACCGATGATCTGTTTGCCCCTGATAAGGAATTTGCCCCTACGAAAGAAGAAGTTGACACTATGAACCGGGCCAAGGAAACCGCTGAACTTGTGAACGGCCTGTTTCATGGGTTGGCTGATATTCTCAAAACCATTTGAACATAACAACATTTTTGGAGGTAAAAAACTATGGCTATTGATTTTGACAAGATTGATCGTTCTGTTGATCTGAAGGGCCTTCAGGCTGATGTGGAGGATGCCAAGAAGAATGGCGGCGGTGATTTCCCCACCATTCCCGCTGGCAAGTATGAAGTGAAGCTGGAAAGCATGGAGATCAAAGGCACCAAGGCCGATCCCAACCGCCCCATGCTGGCCGTGTCCTTCAAAATCCTGTCCGGTGAGTTCAAGAACCAGCGCCTTTTCATGAACCGTGTCCTTTACGGCACCAAGAATGACAAGAACATGATCGCTTCCGCTATGGGCTTCCTTGAAAAGCTGGATTCCGGTGTTCCTGTTAGCTTCACCAGCTACAAGCAGTTTTCCCAGCTTGTTCTTGATGTGGCGGAAGCCATTGATGGAAACTTGGAATATGCGGTGGACTACGATGATTCCCGCTTCAATTCCATCACCGTTGAAGAAGTTTTCGAGGTTGAAAACTGACCCAAAATTTTTTACAATGGAAGTGTCTTTTAGGACACGAACCATTTTTGAAAGTTCACTTTCAAGCCGGGGCGAAAGCCCCGGAATGGCCCCAAGTGAAAGCCTTCCCGTGGCGGGGCTGATAAGGCGGAAACGCTGACCGATTTCACAAAAGCTGAAAGGATGTGAGTTGATGATCTTCTATGATTTTGAGGTTTTCCGGTATGACTGGCTGGTTGTCCTGATCGACCTGAACGCCCGAAAAGAAACCGTGATTATCAACGATCCCGACAAGCTGAAACGCTTCTATGAGGAACACAAGGGTGTGATTTGGGCCGGTTACAATTCCCGGAACTATGATCAGTACATCCTGAAGGCCATTCTGTGTGGGTTTGATCCAAAGCCTGTGAATGATTGGATCATTGCAGAGGATAAACCCGGTTACAGATATTCAAGCCTGTTCAGAGAATACCCGCTGATCAATTATGATGTGATGCCGAACCCGCCAATCAGCCTGAAAGCGCTGGAAGCGTTCATGGGTCATTCCATTAAAGAAACTTCTGTTCCCTTCGACATTGACCGGCCTTTGACTGAAGCAGAGTTGGCCGAAACGGTCAAATATTGCCGCCATGATGTGGAACAGACGGTGGAAGTGTGGTTACGGCGGAAGGAAGATGAATTTGATGCCCAAATGTCACTTGTGAAGGCGTTTCACCTTCCCATTTCTGACATTGGCCGCACCAAAGCACAGCTTTCCGCCAAAATCCTTGGGGCCGTTCAAAGGGAACACAATGATGAATTTGAAATTGAGTTCCCGCCCAGCTTGCGGATCGAAAAATACACGGAAGTTTTGAATTGGTACAAGAACCCCTTGAACCGTGATTATTCCAAAACCCTTGAACTGGATGTGGCCGGGGTTCCCCATGTGTTCGCTTGGGGTGGCCTTCACGGGGCCATTCCCAAATATCACGGGGAAGGTTGGTTTGTCAATGTGGATGTGGCTTCCTATTACCCGTCTTTGATGCTGGTTTATAAGTGGCTTTCTCGTAATGTTCACGATCCTTCCAAGTATGCGGAAATCTATCACACCCGCCTGAAGCTGAAGGCGGAGAAGAACCCCATGCAACAGCCTTATAAGATTGTTCTGAACAGCACCTATGGCGCTATGAAGGATAAGCACAATGCCATGTATGACCCCCGGCAAGCCAACAATGTTTGTGTGGGCGGTCAGCTTCTTCTTCTGGATTTGATTGAACGGCTGGAAGATCATTGTGAAATCATCCAGAGCAACACAGATGGTATTTTGGTCAAACTTCGCCGGTATGAAGATTTTGAAATGCTGGACGATCTGTGTTGGGAGTGGGAGCAAAGAACCGGGATGCGCCTTGAATTTGATGAATTTCAAAAGGTGTATCAGAAGGATGTGAACAATTACATCATTGTTCCTTCCGGGCCGCTTCGTGATGAAAAAGGGAAACCCCGCTGGAAGTGCAAGGGCGCCTATGTCAAAAAACTGTCTGATCTGGATTATGACCTTCCCATTGTCAACCGGGCCATTGTGAACTATTTCCTTCAGGGGATCAGCCCGGAAACAACCATCATGGAATGTTCCAATCTTCGAGATTTTCAGAAGGTTGTGAAGGTGTCCAGCAAGTACAAATATGCCCTTTATTCCCCGGTGATTACGGAAGCCAAGATCAGGGATGAAAAAGGCCGTTCTAAGAAAATCACCCGCTTCAGCGGTGGTGAGGTTCAGACGGATAAAACCTTCCGGGTGTTCGCTTCCAAGGATCAGAGCAAGGGCGGAATCTTCAAGGTTTCCGGGAAAATCGTCAAGGGCCGGGAAAAGAACCCTGAAAAGTTCGGCAACACCCCGGATCATTGTTTCTTCATCAATGATGATGTGACCAACCTTCCTATCCCGGATGAACTGGACAAGCAATATTACATTGATGTTGCTTGGGATCGGTTGAAAGATTTCGGGGTGGAGCGATGAACAATAAAACCTTTCGGGGGGGGGGAGCGTTGAAGCATGGAACTGTTTAGGGGCTATGTGCCTACCAGAAACAAACAATGCCTTGAAAAGTTCAAAGGCGTTGAAAAATTGAAAACCCGTTCTGAAGTCCAAGACCTTGATGAATATGCCGGTATTCTTGGGGAAGAAACCATCCTGATTGATGTGGACGATGCGGAAACATCTGAACTATTGTTCAGAATTGTTCAGGATTTAGAACTGAAGTGCAGAGTGTACGCCACCACACGGGGAAAACACTTCTTGTTCAAGAACTGTGGTGTTAAAAAAAGCTGGACGAAATGCACCTTGGCCGTGGGTATCACCACGGATGGAAAGGTTGGAGCCAATAACAGCTATGAAATCTTGAAGTCCGGTGGCGTGGAACGGCCCATTCTGTATGACTTCCCTGAAGGGGAGATTCAAGAACTTCCCAAGTGGCTGACCCCAGTAAAAAGCAACTATGATTTCCCGAACCTTGGGGAAGGTGATGGGCGGAACCAAACCTTGTTTAACTACATTCTGACCCTTCAGAGTGACGATTTCACCAAGGAAGAAGCCCGTGAATGTATCAGGCTGATTAACCGTTATGTGCTGAAGAAGCCCCTTTCCGACAAGGAACTTGATGTGATCCTTCGGGATGATGCCTTCAAGAAAACATCCTTCTTCCGGGATAAAACCTTCCTGTTTGATAAGTTCGCCACCTACCTAAAGAACAACAACCATATTGTGAAGATCAATAACCAGCTTCACATTTACAAGGATGGTATCTATGTTTCCGGTGCCGGTGAGATTGAAGGGGCCATGATCAAGCTGATCAGCAACCTGAAACGGGCGTGGCGTTCGGAAGTCCTGTCCTATCTGGAAATCATGATTGAGGAAAACACCAAGGCCACCAACCCGAATATCATTGCTTTCAGCAACGGCCTTTACAATATCCGGGATGGTTCTTTCAAAGAGTTCACCCCGGATGTAGTCATTACAAACAAAATCCCGTGGCCGTACAACCCCGCCGCCCATGATGATCTGTTGGATCATACCCTGAACCGGTTGGCCTGTGATGATCCTGAAGTTCGGGCCTTGCTGGAAGAAATGGTGGGCTATTGTATGTACCGCCGCAACGAACTTGGCAAAGCCTTCATTCTGATTGGCGATAAGAGCAACGGCAAATCCACCTTTCTTCATGTGGTGAAGAACCTTCTTGGGGATCAGAACATTGCTTCCCTTGACCTGAAGGAATTGGGCGATAGGTTCAAAACCGCTGAACTGTTCGGCAAGCTGGCGAACATCGGTGATGATATTGGTGATGAATTTATTGCCAATGCTTCCGTGTTCAAGAAGCTGGTCACGGGTGATCGGGTGAATGTAGAGCGCAAAGGCCAAGATCCATTTGAGTTCAACAATTATTCCAAGTTCCTGTTCAGCGCCAACAATATTCCCCGTATCAAGGATAAAACCGGAGCCGTTCAGCGGCGTTTGGTGATTGTTCCCTTCGATGCCAAGTTCACCCCCAATGATGCTGACTTCCGCCCGTTCATCAAGGATGAACTGTGTGAACAGGGTTCAATGGAATATCTGGCCTTGCTTGGCCTTCAGGGGTTGAAGCAGGTTCTTGGGAACGCACAGTTCACCACTTCCAGCAGAGTTCAGGGGCAGTTGGACGAATATGAGGAAAACAACAACCCCATTATTGGATTCATCAATGAAGTGGGCCTTGACGGGATTGAAAATGAAGCCACCGATTCCGTGTATCGCCGGTATAAGGAATATTGCATTGCAAACAACTTCCAAGCCCTTTCCAAGATTGAGTTTTCCCGGCAGATCACAAAACGCTGTGGCTTCACAACGGTTCCCAAGTGGATCAGAAACCGGAAAACCCGTGTATTTGTGAAAGGCGGTGACACAGAATGAAAGTTCTTGAATTATTTGCTGGAACCCGTTCTATTGGACGGGCCTTCGCAGGGGGGGGGCATGATGTGTATTCCATCGAATGGGATGATAGTTTCCCGGATATATCGTGGTACATGGATATTTCAAAAATCACTTCCGCCGACATTTTAGAACGGTTTGGGAAGCCTGATGTTATTTGGGCTTCCCCGGATTGTACCACTTATAGCATAGCCGGTATTTCTCATCATCGGGTTCAAGAACCAAATGGAAACTTGGCCCCGGTTTCAGAATATGCCAAGTTCTGTGATACCCTGAACCGCCATGTTCTGAAACTGATTTCAGAACTTCAGCCCACATTCTGGTTCATAGAGAATCCCCGTGGCGGGATGCGAAAAATGGACTTCATGAAAGGGTTGCCCCGTTACACCCTTACTTACTGCCAATACGGTGATATGAGGATGAAGCCCACGGACATTTTTACAAATCATCCAGCGCCCCGGTTCAAGCCACCGTGCCATAATGGTGATCCGTGCCATGTAGCGGCTCCACGGGGGGCGAGAACAGGCACCCAAGGGCTGAAAAATCATGTTGAACGATCCAGAATCCCGGATGGGTTATGCAACTACATTGTTCAAATCTGTGAAGATGGAATGAACTATAAAAAATTTTTTGAAAAAGCTGGTGATTGAATGGCCCACGAATATTCCAAGTTCAAGAACAAAAACATTCCCTATGCCAAGGTTGGGCGGCGGGTGTTCAATAGCCTGTTTGATGCAGAAACCTTTTGCACCGAACACAGCCTTGATGTCAATTCAGCCATTGAATACCGGGATGATCCTGAATTGAAAAATAACATTCAAACAATCGCCCAATACCAGAAGGCCATTCTTCAGGAATGTTTAGACCGGCTGAAGGCCCGTGCTGAAGCCTTGGTTCAAGAAATCAACCGGTGTAATGCTGATTTGGAAAAGTGCCACCCGCTGGATCGTGGTTTCTTGACGGATCGGCGGAATGAAGCCATTGCAAAGCATACGGGTACAATGGAAGCCCGTGAGATTGTGGCCGGATTGAAAAATAATTTAGAAAGGTTGACTGGTTGGCATGATTAAAGACAGCGGTGAACGCACCGAGTTTGGAACCGGCGCTGTTCGTGATATGCACAGCGGCAAAGGCCGCATGGATTTACTTCTGTGGGAAGCCTTGATAGAGGTTTCTAAGCATTGTGAAGAAGGGGCCTTGAAGTATGGTGAACGGAACTGTGAAAAGGGTATTCCCATCCACAGCCTGATTGATTCGGCCTTCCGTCACCTTGCCAAGTACATGATGGGCATGAAGGATGAACCCCACCTTCGGGCGGCGGCTTGGAACATCCTGTTCGCCCTTTACATGGAAATCAAACACCCGGAACTTCAGGACATACCAACCAGAACCATTGGTGATCCGTGTGAAGGCTGTGCAAATATCAACCACCCTTGGAACGATTCTGTGTGCGGCCATTGTTCCCGGCTGAATGATCAGAGATATGATGCCTACCAAAAGAAAGGATGAACACCATGAAAATTATCAAGCCTGATGTGCAGTTCATCACCCCGATTGATGGGTGGTTGGCCCGTCAAAAGCTGAAGGACATTGGGTGTGACATTGAAGAATGGTACAGAGAAGAAGGAGGGAAAACCGATGCCTAAACCTTGGGAAAATGCTGAAGGCTATCACGATCCGACAGCCTACCACGGCACAAAAAACATCATCCGTGACGAGGATGAACAGCAGAAGCGGGTGAACACTCTGATCTTCGTCTTGAAGTACATCACCCGTTTGGCGGGGTTTGAACTTCTGAACCGTATTGAAATCAAAGACCGTAAAACCGGGAGGGAATACAAATGATCAGTTCTTATGACCCTAATTTTCATGGTGTCCATACAATCCGGGTGACTTTCATGCAATGGGATTATACCGGCCATGTTTCCTTTGGAATCGGCGGCAACTGCAAAGGTGCTGAATTGCTGGATTTCACCTTCTTGGAGTGTGACAACCAAGAAGATATTGACCGCTATTCTGAAAACGATTGTCAGTTCAGCTATGATGAAGAAAATGAAGTTTATACCGCTGTTCTGAAAAATGCTGACGGTGACACCTTAGAAGTTGAAGGTGATGAATGTGATTTCAAGGGTATGGCGGTAGCCATTGAAATTGCAGGAACGGGAGTGAAGCACGATGAAAAATAAGCCGTGTCCTTTTTGCGGGGCTGATTTGGTTCAGGAAAACCGGCTGAACCCGCTTGCAAAGAAATATGCGGATATTCCGTTCAGAACTTTCTATGTTCACCCTAAGAACGGTTGCTTCTTGGAAGCGTTGGCGTTGAGGGGTGAGCAGTTGGAGAAGTGGAACAACCGGAACGCCTGAACAGGTGCTTCTTCAGTAGGGGTTGGAACAGCGTGCGGAACAGGTATGGAATAGATGTTTTTTCTATATCTGTTCCGCACGAAAACCCTTGATTTTCAAGACTTTTTCAGTTGTTTTCAGGGAACGGAACAGATGGAACAGATGTAAATATACTTTCTTCTTATAAAGAAAAAAATATATAAGAAATGTGTATATAAGGAACTGCCCGTTTTATCTGTTCCATGCGTTCCAAAGTCCTGAAACCACTTGATTTTTCAGCATTTATTAACGGTACAGATGCAATGAAAACGGAACAGACCACCGCAGAAAGGATGTGTTACATAGTGAATGACAAAGACCTTTCCCAACAGGCTAAAGAATACTTTGCCCAAATCAGGAAAACGGATCGTTTGATCAATCGGCTTGATAGCACCATTGCAACCTTGCGTTCCAGCTTGACTTCTACCGGAAGCCAACTGAAACAGGACAAGGTTCAGACTTCAGGCCCCAAGAATACCCTTGAAGAAACCATCACCAAGATCATTGACCTTGAAGCCAAGATCAATGCCCGGATTGATGAACTTATAAGCATGAAACAGGAAGCGTTCACCATGATCAACCGGATTCCTGACCTTGATCAGCAAAATATTCTGATCGGGCGCTATATTCAGTTGAAAAAATGGGAAGATATTTCTGAAGAACTGAATTATTCTATGCAATGGGTTTTTGAACTTCACGAAAAGGGTTTACTTGCTTTTGCCAAGGCAAACAGCGACTTTCTAAACAACCGAGAAAACCAGAGTGCCACCGGTTCCAAACAGAGTAAAGAATCGGTAGAATAGTAAATAAGAAATTGCGCCTACGGGAAACCGGGGCGCTTTTTCTATGCCTGATGAAAGGGGTGAATACCTGTGACACCAAGACAGCGGAAGTTCTGTGATGAATACCTGATCAGCGGCAATGCTACGGATGCGGCAATCAGGGCGGGGTATTCGCCCAAGACCGCAAAGCAGACGGGTTCTGAAAACCTTGCAAAACCTGACTTGAAAGCGTACATCGAAACCGAACTTGAAAAACTTCATTCGGCCAAGATCGCTGATGCTGAAGAAGTCATGAAATACCTGACTTCGGTAATGCGGGGTGAACATACTGAAGAAATCCCGATCCTGTGCGGTGATGGTTGCCAAGAGTTGACGCAGAAAGAGGTTGGAGCCAAGGAAAGGTTGAAGGCCGCTGAACTGATCGGCAAGCGTTATGGTATGTTCACGGACAAGGTAGGTGTGGAAGGGGCCGTTCCGGTGATTATCACGGGGGATGATCAACTTGAAGATTAGCCCACAGGCCAAGCGGGTTCACCTTCCTGAAGTGGTTGGTAAGGGTTACGGAACCTTCTGGAACTTCAAAGGCCGTTACCGGGTGTGTAAGGGAAGCCGTGCTTCCAAGAAATCCAAGACAACGGCCCTGAACATCATCAAACGGATGATGCAATACCCGGAAGCCAATACCCTTGTGGTTCGCAAGGTGTTCAGAACTTTGAAAGATTCCTGTTTCACCGAACTGAAATGGGCAATCAACCGCCTTGGGGTTTCAGCCTATTGGGAAATCAAAGAAAGCCCCCTTGAAATGACCTACCTTCCAACCGGTCAGAAGATTTACTTTCGGGGCCTTGATGATCCCCTGAAGGTCACTTCAATTACGGTTGAAATAGGGTTTCTGTGCTGGTGCTGGATTGAAGAAGCATACGAAATCATGAATGAAGCTGATTTTGATATGCTGGATGAATCCATCCGTGGTGCTATCCCGGAAGAAACCGGCCTGTTCAAGCAAATCACGCTGACCTTCAACCCGTGGAACGAAAAGCATTGGATCAGGAAACGGTTCTTCGGAGAAATCACCGGCAAGGATGCCCAAGGGAACCCCACATACAAGTTCCATGATAGCTGGATCAGCCCGGATGGGCAGATTTACGCCACAACCACCAATTACCTGTGTAATGAATGGCTGGATGCGGCGGATTTGAAGGTTTTCAACAGCATGAAGGAAAACAACCCCCGCCGTTATAAAGTGGCTGGCCTTGGGGGTTGGGGCATTGTGGATGGCCTGATTTTTGATAATTGGCGGGAAGAAGCCTTTGACATTCAGGCTATTTCCAAAAAGGCTGGTGTGAAAAGCGCCTTCGGCCTTGACTTCGGTTATACCAACGATCCCACGGCCCTGTTCTGTGGGCTGGTGAGCCAAGCGGAAAAGACCATTTGGGTATTTGATGAACTGTATGAAAAGGCCCTGACGAACCGGGCAATCTGTGACCGGATCACCGGTATGGGTTATGCCAAGGAACGGATCAAGGCCGATTGTGCCGAACCCAAGAGCATTGACGAATTGCGGGATGCTGGCCTTCATCGTATCAGAGCCGCCCGGAAGGGCAAGGACAGCGTGAACAACGGAATCCAGTACATTCAGGATTACACCATCATTGTTCATCCCCGATGCGTGAACTTTATCACAGAGATTTCAAACTACACATGGGCAGAAGATAAGTTCGGGGCCAAGATCAATATTCCCATTGATGATTTCAACCACCTTATGGACGCTATGCGTTACGGGCTGGAAGATATGTTGGTTGGCCCCGCCTTCAGCTTCGATTAACAACATGGTAGTAACAAATTGCCCCGGAAACACAAGGTTTCCGGGCGCTTGTATTTATTAAGCAATGAAGAAAGGCGGTGAAAGCCCGTGTTTGAACAGAAGTATATTCTGAACAAGATTGAACAATGGGCTGAACGCCTTCCATATAAAACCTTGAAGATTGAAGTGGAACTTCCCAATCAGTCTTTGGTTTTAGAGAAAACCCGAAACAGGCCGGTGGGTTTTGCCCCCCCCGATGGTGAAAGGAAAGGATGATTGAATATGTTTCTGGATAACGCCATGGAGCGTATCAACCGCCTGATCCTTCAGGGTGGGCGAACCGGCATGACTGAACTTCAGTTTTACGCCGCTGAAATCCGTGAATGGAAGAACAGCCTGAAGCGCATGGATCAGATTAAAGGCGCTGACTACTATGAAGGCCGTCATGACATTCTGAACCGGAAGCGCACAATCATTGGTGCTGATGGCAAACTTCAGGAAGTGGACAATCTTCCGAACAACCGCCTGATTGATAACCAATATGCCCTGATGGTGGATCAGAAAACCAACTACCTTGTGGGCAAGCCCTTCACGGTGAACTGTCAGAACAAAGCCTATGCGGACGCTTTGAACGATGTGTTCAATAAGCGGTTCCACCGGCTCCTGAAGTATGTTTGTGAAGATGCCCTGAATGGTGGCCTTGGCTGGTTGTTCCCATTCTATGACAAAAAGGGCAATCTGGCCTTCAAACATTTCCCGGCCTATGAAGTTCTTCCGTTTTGGGCTGACGATGATCACACCATCCTTGATTCTGCTATCCGTCTTTACCCGCAGGAAGTGTGGGATGGATATACCAAGAAAATCATTGAACGGGTTGAACTGTTCAAGACCGATGGCCTTTACCGGTATATCTATGATGGAACTGATCTAAAGCCTGATGTGGAAGCCGGGGAACATGAAAACTACTTCACCATTGAGGAAGAAGGCAAGGAAACCACCGAACTGAATTGGGAACGGATTCCGCTGGTTCCCTTCAAATATAACAAACAGGAAATCCCCCTGATCCGCCGTGTGAAAACCCTTCAGGACGGAATCAACACCATGATTTCCGACTTTGAAAACAATATGCAAGAGGACGCACGGAATACCATCTTGATCCTGAAGAATTACGATGGTGAAAATCTTGGTGAGTTCCGCCGCAATCTTGCCACCTTCGGAGCCGTGAAGGTTCGTGATGATGGTGGTGTTACCACCCTAACGGTGGAAGTCAATTCCGAGAACTACAAGGCCATTTTGGATGTGTTCAAGAAAGCCCTGATTGAAAATGCCCGTGGCTACGATGCCAAGGATGATCGTTTGGGCGGCAACCCCAATCAAATGAACATTCAATCCATGTATTCTGACATTGACCTTGACGCAAACGGCATGGAAACCGAGTTCCAAGCAGCCTTTGAAGAACTGTTGTGGTTCATCAATAACCACTTCAGTAACACCGGCGTTGGAGATTTCACGGATGATGTGGCGATTGTGTTCAACCGGGATATTCTGATCAATGAATCTGAATCCATTGAAAACTGTTCCAAGTCCGTTGGTATTCTTTCCAATGAAACCATTGTGGAACAGCACCCGTGGGTTACTGATGTTGAAGCGGAAATGGCCCGGTTGCAGAAGGAAAAGGAAGAAGCAATGGAACAAGCACAGGAATACGCCGGTGCCTTCCAGACCGGCAACCAGAACAAAGGTGACGATGGCGAGGGTGAATAACCCCCGCCGTTTCACAATATACGCCGGGGCAGACATTGAGTGTGGCGGGGTGCTATTACTCCTACCCGCCAAAGGGTGAAATTCCCTTCCCCGGCCCATCATGGCCCGTTAGTCAAGTGGTTAAGACACCGCCCTTTCACGGCGGTAACGCCAGTTCGATCCCGGCACGGGCTACCATGCTTCCCTGTTGGACTTGGCTGAAAATGCTTGCGGGGCCTTCAGCCCTGATGGGGAAGTCTTATTTGCTGAAGTGGATGGAATAGGCAGACACGGCGGATTCAAAATCCGTTGCCGCAAGGCGTGTGGGTTCAAATCCCACCTTCAGCACCATTTTTCAGGATTGGAGGAACCGGCCATGAGAAATGCGGACTATTGGCGTGGACGGTTTTCCATCTTGGAGGACAGCGCCCACCAAGAAGCCCAGCGAACCATTCAGGACATGGAAGAACTGTATTTGGATGCCCAGCGTTCAGTTCAGAAGGAAATTGAAAGCTGGTATGCCCGTTTTGCGGTGAACAACCAAATCAGCCTGACCGATGCCCGGAAATGGCTGACCGCTGGACAGCTTGAAGAATTTCATTGGAGCGTTGAACAGTATATCAAGATCGGTGAACAGGCCGGGTTGGATGCGGCATGGCTGAAGAAGCTGGAAAATGCGTCCACCCGGTTCCACATTTCCCGCCTTGAAGCTGTTCAGACAGGTATTCAACAACAGCTTGAATTGCTATATGGCAATCAGGTTGATAGTCTGGATGCCCTGTTGAAGAAGGTTGTGGGCAATGGTTACACCCACACAGCCTTTGAGGTTCAGAAGGGCGTGGGCCTTGGTTGGGATATTACCGGGCTGGATCAGAAAAAACTTGAAACCTTGCTTTCAAAGCCTTGGACAACGGACGGGCGAACCTTCCGGGATCGCTGTTGGTTGAACAAGAATGATCTGGTGGGTTCGGTCAGTAAGAGCCTGACACAAGGGCTTCTTCGGGGTGATTCCCCGGCCAAGATCACCACGGCCATTCAGAAGCAGTTCGGGGTTCATCGGTATAAGGCGGGGCGATTGGTCAACACCGAAACCACCTATTTCAATGCAGTTGCCACCAAGGAATGTTACAAGGATTTGGATGTTGAAATGGTGGAAATCATTGAAACGCTGGATTCCCATACCTGTTCCATTTGTGGTGGGCTTGATGGTAAGGTGATCCCTATTTCCCAATATGAACCCGGCGTGACTGTGCCGCCGTTCCACCCCAACTGTCGAGGAACTACGGCCCCGGCCATTGATCCCAAGTATGCCGGTGAAAGAGCCGCCCGGAACGCCGATGGGGATGTGTACTATGTTCCCGCCAACATGAAATATGCTGATTGGGTTCAGACCTTCGTGAACGGAGGTTCTAAGGCTGGCTTGACAGCCGCAACCGCTACGGCTATATTGGATATAGTGGAACAGGCCACCGGAGCCAAGAAAGGAACTTCGATGGCGATTCAAGATGCTGTCAAGGGAGCGAACCCCAACTATTCACGGGGAAGCGCCTATGGCGTGAACTGTCAGCGTTGTGTTCAGGCGTATGAATTTCGCCGCCGTGGATATGATGTGGTTGCAAAGCCCAAGCCTTCCACCAATAACATTATTTCTTGGGGTTCTGAATGTTTCATTCAGCCGGGGGCATATCAATATTCCTATCAAGCCTACGCATTGAACCAGACGGAAGCCGCCGTGAAAAAGGCGTTGGCAAATGCCCCCGATGGTTCCCGCTTTTCCATTTATATCAAATGGAAAAGAACCTATGGCGGAAGCGCCCATGTGTTCATTGCGGAAAAAACCGGTGGTGTAGTCCATTACCTTGATCCCCAAACCGGGAATATGGACGCTTCCGATTACTTCACCAGAGGTTCCAAAGGGTGTTTTGGCTATTTCCGGTTGGATGATAAGGCGCTGACAACTGACCCCAACATTATTTCTGCTACCGTGGAGGTGAAATGATATGACCGAACAGGAAGCACGGGAAATCCTTCAGAAGTTCCGTGAAAAGGATGATGATACCGGTGAAGAATACGGCTATATCATTCAGGAATGTTGTGGAAGGGATGGAACCGGATATGTGTTCCGATGCAAAGCGGAAGGCGCTGTGTATGGGAAAGATGCAAGCCTTCCCTTGATGGCCGTATATCCTGATGGAACGGTTTTGAACACCCCAATTTAATATCTGATGATTTGACCACCCCGGCCTTTGGCCGGTGGTGGTTTTTTCATACCATCGCCGTTTTGGATTTGTGGGCGGTAAACAGAAATCTAAATAAAATCGTGGTTCCTAACCCACGGTAAAAAAGGATTTGGAGGTTATCACTATGACAAAGGAAAATCTGCTGGAATGGGGCTTGACCGAGGAACAGGCCAATAAGGTCATGGAGGGCCTGAACGGTTCCTTCGTCACCAAAAGCCGCTTCAATGAGGTCAACACCGAACTGACCAACGCAAAGAACACAATCAAAGAGCGTGACACCCAACTTGAAACGCTGAAGAAGTCCACAGGCGACACCAAGGCGCTTCAGGATCAGATTACCCAGCTTCAGACCGACAACGCCAACCAGAAGAAGGCCCATGAAGCCGAAATGAAGGCGCTGAAGATCGGCAACGCTGTTGATATGGCATTGACCGGAGCCAAGGCCAAGAACAACACCGCTGTTAAGGCGCTGATGGCTGATTTTCTTGCCAAGGCTGAACTGGCCGATGATGGCACGGTGAAGGGTTTGGGTGACGAAATCAAGAAGCTGGTGGACGGTCAGGACACGGCTTTTCTGTTTGACACCAAGGCCCCTGATAAGAAGTTCAAGGGTGCCAAGCCCGGTGAAAAGAGTGATACACCCCCGGCCGGTGATGATCCTTCCAAAATGACCTATGATGAACTGTGTCAGTATTTGGAAGCCCACCCGGATGCAAAGTTGGACTAACCAACACCCCTACAAATCTTATTTTTAGAAAGGAAGTTTTGAACTATGCCTAACAACAAGTTTGATTCCAAGAGTTTCAATGCTGAAGCGTTCAAGTACATGGTGGCCCGTGTTCCCAACCTGAACATGAACGAAATCAAGAAATCCCGTGCATTGGCCGCAAACCCTGACATTCAGGAAGTGTTCAGCGGTCAGAACGGCACCGCCTACGCCCGTCTTGCCATGCGTGGCCTGATTGACGGTGATGCGGTGAACTATGACGGTTCTACCGACATTACCGCCACTTCCACCAAGACCTTTGAACAGGGTGTTGTGGTGGTTGGCCGTGCCAAGGCGTGGAAAGAGCGTGATTTTTCCTATGATGTGACCGGTGGCGTTGATTTCATGGCGAATATCAGCGAACAGGTTGCACAGTACAAGGATGAACTGGATGAAGCCACCATTCTTTCCATCCTGAAGGGCATTTTCGCCATGTCCACCGCCGATGCCAAGAACAAGGAATTTGTGGAGAAGCACACCACCACCGTTTCCGGTGCTATGACCGCCACCACCCTGAATACGGCGGCAAACAAGGCTTGCGGTGCGAACAAGAAGAAGTTCACTTTGGTTTTCTGCCATAGTGATGTTTCCACCGGCCTTGAAAACCTGAACCTGATCGAACGCCTGAAGTACACCGATAAGGATGGGATTCAGCGTGATTTGGAATTGGGTACTTGGAACGGCAAGCTGGTGATCGTCACCGATCAGATGCCCGTTTCTGAAGGCTATTTCGATGCCGATGCCAACACCACCGGCGCTTTGAAGATCGTCGCTTCTGGCACCCCCGCTGATGGTGAAATCCTTCTGTCCAAGGTCACGCCCTACTTCGGTTCCAAGACCCTTGCGGCCAATGATTATGTGGTTGCTGGTGTTCAGTACACCACCTACGCTATGGGCAACGGTGCCTTCTCTTATGAGGACATCGGCGTAAAGGTTCCCTATGAAATGGCCCGTGACCCCAAGACCAACGGCGGTGAGGATTTGCTGTATATGCGTCAGCGTAAGGTTTTCGCCCCCTTCGGCCTGTCCTATGAGAAGAAAACGCAGGCAAGCACCAGCCCCACGGCGGCTGAACTGGAAAACGGCGGCAACTGGACGCTGGTTCATTCCGGTGAAAGCACCGCAAGTCAGCGTTCCTACATCAACCACAAGGCCATTCCCATTGCCCGGATTTTTTCCCGTGGCTAAAGGCGGTGAACCCCGTTGCGTGATAAAGCGGTTGCAATGCTAACGGCCCTTGGCGTGGCGGGGGCCGCTGATGATCCGCTGTTGGATATTGTCTTGAACAATGTTCAATGGCGGATCAAAAACCTTTCCAACCTTTCCGAAATCCCGGAGGGGTTGGAAAGTCTGGCCGTTTCTATGGCCGTGGGCGAATACCTGAACATGAAGAAGTGTTCTGGACAGCTTGAAGGGTTTGATCTGGATGCGGCGGCGGTGAAATCCATTCAGGAAGGTGACACCGACATTACCTTTGCCCTTGGTGAAGGTAGTTCAACCCCTGAACAGAGGTTGAACAGCCTGATTGATTATCTGATCAACGGGCGCATTGGTGAAATCTATCGTTATAGGCGGTTGGTATGGTAAATAAGGCCGTGCGAACCTCTTTGGAACGGTTGTGGAAGGATCGGTGTTCTATCTTCATCCGTGAGGAAGTCACCGATCCTGTCACCCACCTGACGGATTCTGAAGAAAAGCCGCTTCTTCAGGATCAGCCGTGCAAGCTGTCTTTTGAAACATTAACTTCAACCAACGGGGATGAAGTGGCAACCGCCCAACAGGTGGTGAAGCTGTTCCTTTCCCCGGATGTGAAGGTTCCCGCAGGATGCAAGATCATTGTCACCCGGCCAAACGATGTGGAACGAACCTTCACCTATTCCCGTTCCGGTGAACCGGGTGTTTTCTCCAACCATCAAGAAATCATGCTTGAACCCTTCAGGGGGTGGGCCTGATGGGAAGATGGGGCCGATGTGATTACCGGGAATTGAAGAAGCTGGATGAACGCCTTCAACAGCTTTCGGAAGTTGACATGGATCGGCTTTGCCGGGATGCCGCCAAGAAGATTGCCCAAATCCTTCTGAATAAGGTGAAGAAAAGAACCCCCGTTGGTGTGGTTCCGCCGTATGCCACGGATGAAGCCAAGGAAGAATATTGGCCCGGTTATCGTGGCGGTTCCTTGCGTGACGCTTGGACGATCCTTCCCATTGAAAAACATGGGGAGCAGTACACCGTGACCATCATCAACAATTTGGAATATGCGTCCTATGTGGAATACGGCCACCGGCAAACACCGGGGCGCTATGTTCCCGCCTTGGGAAAGACCCTGAAGGCAAGTTGGGTGAAGGGGCGGTTCATGCTGACGATTTCCGAACAGGAAGTGAAAACCTTGGCCCCGTCCATTCTGAATGATATGTTGTATGACGCTTTGAAGGGGGTGTTCAGTTGATCAATGAAATCATCAAAGGTGTTTCCATGAAGCTGAACGCCACCTTTGGAGCCGGGTACAAAATCTATCAGAATGATGTGGAACAGGGCTTCAAGGAACCCTGTTTTTTCATTGCTGTCCTGAAGCCTGACATTTCCCCGTTGCAGAAGAACCGATTCATGAACCGGAACCCGCTGGATGTTCACTATTTCCCAACCAGCGGGAGAAACAACGCTGAATTGTTCACTATGGCCGGGGATTTGATGGAATGTTTGGAGTTCATCACCCTTCCCAATGGGGATGTGCTTCACGGAACTTCCATGAGTTATGAAGTGCAAGACGGGGTTCTTCACTTCTTCGTGAACTACAATTTGACACTTCGCAGAGAAACCGAGGAAACCGCAATGGAAACCTTGGAAACTACTGTGGAGCCAAAGAAAGGGTGATTGAATGGCTACCAGAAAGAAAGCCGCCACCGCACAGGAACCGACCATCACGGCGCCGGTGGTATTCCCCAAAGAACGGGTGTTGACCTTCAGGCGTTACGCTGACCGGCGTGATCTTCTGTCTGTCCTTTTGGAAGATGGGAAGGAATACACCTTCGATCAGATTGATGGGCTGATCAATGACTTTATGAAAGGTAAGGTGAAATAATATGGCCCTTGGCGGCGGCACCTTCTTGGTGCAGAACAAGGTTCTGCCCGGTGCATATATCAACTTCATTTCTGTGGCGCAGGCAAGCGCCACCCTTTCTGACCGTGGCATTGTCACCATCCCCCTTGCTATGAATTGGGGGCCTGAAGGCAAGATTTTCACGGTGGAACAGGCTGACTTTATCAAGAACAGTCAGAAAATTTTCGGCTATGCGTACACGGCGGATGAACTGAAGCCTATGCGTGAAATCTTCCTTCACGCCAAAACCGTTCATTTCTTCCGCCTTGGCACCAGCGGCGTGAAGGCGGCTAACACCTACGCAACGGCCAAATACCCCGGCACCCGTGGTAATGATCTTCGTACCGTTATCACGGCGAATGAAAACACCACAGAACAGAAGCCGCTGTTCGATGTGGCAACCTTCTTGGGAACCGTTCAGGTTGATCTTCAGGAAGGTGTGGCCGCTATCACCGATCTGAAGGCCAATGCCTATGTGGATTGGAAGTCCAGCGGAACCCTTTCTTTGACCGCTTCCTTGCCCCTGACGGGCGGCACCAATGGCACCGTGGCCGATTCCGACTATCAGACCTATCTTGATCAGGCGGAAGCGTACACCTTCAACGCTATGGGTTGCACCGAGAGCAAGGCCACCATCACCGCCCTGTTTGCGGCCTTCGCAAAGCGGATGCGTGATGATGTGGGCAAGAAGTTTCAGGTGGTTCTTTTCCGCAAGCTGGCCGATTATGAAGGCGTTGTGAGCGTCAAGAACGGCCTGACTTCCGACAAGACTTCCACCGCCCTGATTCCTTGGGTTACGGGCGTGATCGGCGGAACGGCGGTCAATAAGAGCGCCACCAACATGACCTATGATGGTGAATATGATGTTGATACCGATTTCACGCAGACCCAGCTTGAAAACGGTATCAAGGAAGGTTCCTTCATGTTCCATCGTGTGGATGAAGCGGTGTGTGTCCTGACTGACATTAACAGCTTCATTTCCATCACGGATGAAAAGTCCAGCGACTTTTCCAGCAACCAGACGATCCGAGTTTTGGATCAGATCGCCAATGATATTGCCGTTCTGTTCGGCAAGAAGTATCTTGGCAAGGTTCCCAATGATGCCGCTGGCCGGATTTCCCTTTGGAACGATATTGTGAAGCACCACACGGAACTTCAGGATATTCGGGCCATTGAGAACTTCAGCGGCGAAAATGTGACGGTTGAAAAGGGCGATACCAAGAAATCCGTGGTGGTTACTGATTATGTGACCCCCGTGAACGCTATGGAACAGCTTTATATGACCGTCTATGTTCAGTAAGGAGGTACAACCATCATGGCAGATAGAACCATCATGAACGCCAAGGATGCTGTTTCCGCTTCCTTGGCTGAATGTTTCGTGACCATCGGGGATAACCGTTACAACTTCATGCAGGCTATCAACCTTGAAGCCAACTTTGAGAAGAACAAAACGGAAGTTCCCATTTTGGGCAAGACCGGCAAGGGCAATAAGGCCACCGGCTGGAAGGGTACGGGTTCCGCCACCTTCCACTATAACACTTCCATCTTCCGTGAGCTGATGAAGCGTTATAAGGACACCGGCGAGGATGTCTATTTTGACATTCAGGTGACAAATGAAGATCCCACTTCTTCTGTGGGCCGTCAGACCGTGATCCTGAAGGATTGCAATATGGATGGCGGCTTGCTTGCCAAGTTTGATGCTGATGCGGAATACTTGGATGAAGATATGGACTTCACCTTTGAAGATTTCGAGATGCCCGAAACCTTCAGCCTTTTGGCCGGTATGCAGTAAGCAGAGCGCCCCGGCCTTACTTCGGTAGGGGCCGGGGCCTTTTTTCGTATCAAAATATAGGAGGAAAAAACAATGAGCCTGTCCGCTTTTTTGGCTGAAAACGCCGTTCCCGTTGAGAACATCAAGTTTGTTGCTTCTAAACGCTTCTTGGGTGAGGATGGCAACCCCATTCCTTGGGAGATCAAGACCATCACCGGCACCGAGGATGAAGCCCTTCGGAAGTCCTGTGCCAAGCGTGTTCCGGTTCCCGGCAAGAAGAACCAGTATCAGAAGGAAACCGACTATGATCTTTACCTTGGCAAGCTGGCCGTGGCTTGTACTGTGTTCCCCAATCTGAATGATAAGGAACTTCAGGACAGCTACAAGGTCATGGGCGCTGATGCCCTTCTGAAAACCATGCTGACCCCCGGCGAATATGCCGAATACCTGACCAAGATTCAGGAAGTGTGTGGTTTTGATACCACCATGCAGGATGAGGTTGATGAAGCAAAAAACTAATCTGTGAAGGTGATGGTGAAGCGAACATTGCTTACTATTGCCTTCACGAACTCCATTTGACACCTTCCGCCTTTTATGCTTTGCCCCGCCGTGAACGGGCCTTCATCATTGCGGCCATTGATGTTCGGGTGGAAGCCGAAAAGAAGAAGCAGAAGGAAATTGAACGAAAACAGCGCCGGGGCCGCCACCATTAAGGCCCCGGCTTCTATTCTCCAAGAAAGGTGGTGATCCCTGTGGGAAACATCCGGGCCGCTATTGCCCTTTATGATGGTGTTACCAGCCCCCTTCAGAGTATGCACAAGGCAATGGGGGTTGTGCTGAACACCTTTGAAGCCATGCAACAGGCTTCCGGTAGAGCCGTTGACACGGCGGCAATCCGGGAAGCCCGTGAAGAATGGGCGAAAGCGGGAACCGCCTTTGATACCATTGAAGAAAATATCAGGAACGCCAACAACGAACAGCAGAATTTCAACAATTCCATCCGTGGGGGTAGCAATTCCGCCAACGGGCTTCTGTCCATCATCAAGAAAGTTGCCATTGCCGCTGGTGGTATCGCCGGGATCAATAAGGTGCTGAACATTTCGGATGAATTGGCAAGCACCAAAGCCCGATTGAATTTGCTTGTGGATGATGGCGGTTCCGTTGAAGCCTTGGAACAGAAGATCATGGCTTCCGCCCAGCGTTCCCGATCCGCTTATTTTGACACCGCTTCCGCCGTTGCGAAACTTGGCCTGAACGCCGGTAACGCCTTCGGTGGCAATATGGATCAGGTCATTGCCTTCATGGAACAGGTGAACAAGCAGTTTGTTATTGGCGGTGCTACGGCCCAAGAACAGAGCAACGCCATGATCCAGCTTACACAGGCAATGGCGGCGGGTGCGCTTCGTGGTGAAGAACTAAATTCCATTCTGGATGGTGCGCCGGGTATCGCAAGAGCCATTGAAAAATATATGGGCATTGCGGAAGGTTCCATCAAGACGGTTGCACAGGAAGGCAAGGTAACGGCTGAAGTGGTGAAGAACGCCATGTTTGCTATGGCGGACGAAACCAACGCAAAGTTCGATTCCATGCCCAAGACTTGGGCGCAGATTTGGGCCGGGATGAAGAATCAGGCCCTTTCCATGTTTGCCCCGATCTTGACCAAGATCAACCAGATTGCTAACAGCACCAAGTTCCAGCAAGTCACCACAGCCCTGATCAATGGGCTTGCCGGGGTTGCCAATATCGCTTCTTCGGTGCTGGATATTCTGATTTCCATTGCTTCTGTGATCGTTGATAATTGGAGTTGGATTCAGCCTATTATCATGGGCATTGTGGCCGCTATGCTGATCTATAACGGTGTGGCGTTGGCAACGAATATCATCATGGGTATTCAGGCAACCGCCAAGGCCGTTCATGCGGCGGCAACCGCTATGGAAGCGGGAGCCACTTTCACGGCTACTGTGGCCCAGCAGGGCCTAAATGCGGCGCTTTTGGCTTGCCCCCTTACATGGATTATCCTTCTGATTATCGCCGTAATTGCGGCAATCTATGCGGCGTGTGCGGCAGTTGCCAAGTTCACCGGAATTGCAAATAGCGGCTTCGGTGTGATTTGTGGCGGAATCATGGTGGTAATTGCCTTCTTCAAAAACCTTGGCCTGTCCGTGGCAAATATCGCCTTGGGTATCTGGAACGCTTTGGGGGCTTGTGCTTCCAATATCGGAACGGCCTTCCACAATGTTATTTCCAATGTTCAGGGGTGGTTTTACAACCTTCTTTCTACGGCCCTTACTGTTGTGGCGGGTATCTGTGAAGCCCTGAACAAATTGCCCTTCGTTGAGTTCGACTATTCCGGGATTACCAACAAAGCAAGCGAATATGCGGCCAAATCTGCTGAAGCCTATGGCAATGTGGAGGAATACAAGAGTGTTGCCGATGCCTTCAATGAAGGAATGTCTACCTTTGACACCTTCCAAGATGGTTGGGCCGCTGATGCCTTTGCTTCCGGTGCCGCTTGGGGTGATGGTGTGGCCGATAAGGTTTCCGGTATGTTTGATTTTTCCGCCTTGGATTCTATGGGGGCTGATTCTTTGGATGCCTTCAACCTTGGCAATGATCTTGATAGCATTTACGGGAACACCGGCGATATTGCAAACAACACAGCGGCCACCGCTGATGCCTTGGATATTGCTGAAGAAGATTTGGCCTATCTTCGTGACATTGCGGAGCGTGAAGCAATCAACCGGTTCACTACCGCTGAAATCAAGGTTGAACAGCACAATGAAAACCACATTTCCAAAGATGCTGATTTGGATGGGATCATGGATGCTTGGGCCAATGACTTTGCTGAAAAGCTGGAAGTTTCTGAAGAAGGGGTGCATGAGTAATGGCGTATAAACTGTATATGGCGGGAACGCTTATGCCCATCACCCCTTCCAAGGTGACGGTAAAGATCAATAACCAGAACAAAACCATGACCCTGATCAACGGGGAAGAAATCAACATTCTGAAGGCCGCTGGCCTTTCGGATGTGTCCTTTGAATTGGTTCTTCCCCAAGTGTCCTATCCCTTCAGCAACGGTGGAGCGCAAAGCGCCGCCTATTACCTGTCCTTGTTTGAACGGCTGAAGGTGAGCAAGACCCCGTTCCAATTCATTCTGAACCGACAGAAGCCCGGTGGAGGGATGTTCCATTACACCAATTTGACCGTTGGCCTTGAAACCTATGAAATCACCGATGATGCCGGTGAAGGCTTTGATGTGAAGGTGAAGATCAACCTGAAACAGTACAGAGCCTATGGCACCAAGACCGTGACCGTGCAACCGGCCAAGACTTCCGGGGGAACCGCCACCGCAACGGTTAAGGCGGCATCCCGGCCCACCACAACGGCCCCGAAAGCCGCCACCTATACGGTGAAATCTGGTGATTGCCTTTGGAACATTGCCAAGAAGCAGTTGGGCAACGGGGCCGATTACACGAAAATCTATAATCTGAACAAGGACAAAATCAAGAACCCGAACCTGATCTATCCCGGTCAGGTTCTTACTTTGCCTTCCTGAAAGGGGTGATTCCGTTTGGCAGTTGAATTGTTCATCCAGCATAACAGCACCATCCAATTCCCCGTTGTCAAGGAAGGCGCACGGCTGACCTTGGAGCGCAAGGGAACCCCCGGCAAGTTGGAGTTCACCGTTGTCAAGGGGCCGGGGCTGAACTTTGCTGAAGGTGATCCGGTGAAGCTGACTGTGAACGGAACCGCCATGTTCTATGGGTTTGTGTTCAAGAAAAAGCGTGACAAGGGCGGCACCATTGATGTTGTGGCCTATGATCAGTTGCGTTATTTGAAGAATAAGGACACCATCACGGAAGAAGGGCTGAAGGCTTCTGACCTTCTGAAGCGCATTGCAACAGATTTCCGGTTGAACCTTGGCACGGTGGAAGATACCGGTTATACCCTTGAAACCATCGTGGAAGAAAACCAAACCCTGTTTGATATGATCCAGAGCGCCCTTGATGAAACCCTGATGAATACCAAACAGCTTTATGTTCTATATGACGATGCCGGGAAGCTGACCCTGAAGAACATCAATACCATGAAGCTGAACCTTCTGATTGATGAAGAAACCGGGGAAAACTTCAGCTATGAATCCAGTATTGATGAACAGACCTATAACAAGATCAAACTGGCCTATAACGATGAAAAAACCGGTAAGCGGGAATTGTTCATTGCACAGGACGGGGCGAAAATGAACCAATGGGGTGTTCTTCAGTATTTTGAAGAAGTTCAGACCAAAACGGGCGCTTCCGCCAAGGCGGATGCCCTGTTGAAGCTGTACGATCAGAAAACCCGCAAGCTGACCATTCAGAACGCTTTCGGTGATGTGCGGGTTCGTGCTGGAAGCGCCGTGGTGGTGGCCCTGAACCTTGGCGATATTGTCACCAACAATTACATGGTGGTGAACAAAGTCACCCATACCTTCAGGGGTGATGAACACATGATGGAACTTGACCTGATCGGGGGTGAATTTATTGCCTAATCCTGTTGAAGTGGTAAAACGGGCGGCGGTGGAAGCTGTGGAAGCCGGGAAACCGGTGAACATCCTGTTTGGAACTGTCCTTTCCGCTTCGCCCTTGAAAATTCAGGTGGATCAGAAATCCATCTACACTTCCAAAATGCTGATCCTGACCCGGAATGTGACTGATTTTGAAGTTGATATGACGGTGAACCACAGCACCGAGGACAAGGGCGGTGGTTCTGGTGCGGCGGCTTATGAAGCCCACAAACACGCCTATGTTGGCAAGAAAACCTTCAAGGTTCACAACGCTTTGAAGGCCGGTGAAAAGGTGCTTCTGATCCGGGTTCAGCAAGGAAAGAAATTCGTGGTTATTGACCGAGTAAAGGGGGCTTGATGATGATTCCGCAAGTGCAGGATGATATTAAACAGGATTTCACCATTGAAACCCTTCCAAGCCGTACTTTCAGGATGAACCACAACAACCTGACCATCATCGGCACCATTGATGAAATCCAAGCTGTGGAACAGGCGGTTTTCCTGATCCTGAACACAGAACGCTATGAATGGTTGATCCATTCTTGGGATTATGGGGTTGAACTTCATAATCTGATCGGGAAAGATGTGGAATACTGTATTCCCGAAATTGAACGCCGGATTCGTGAAGCCTTGCTTCAGGATGATAGGATCACGGCTGTTCAGAACTTTGAATTTACGGTGAACAAAAAGAAAGTGCTGACTACCTTCACGGTGGTCAGCATTTTTGGCGAAATCAATGCAGAATTGGGGGTTGAAATCTGATGTATGAAGCACAGACCTATGAAGCAATCCTTTCCCGGATGCTTCAGAAGGCGCTTTCTATCAATGGCAATTTGGACACCCGTGAAGGTTCGTTGGTTTGGTGCGGTGATGCCCCCGCCGCCGTGGAATTGCAGAACCTTTATATTGCCCTTGATACGGTGCTGAATGAAACCTTTGCAGACACCGCAACCCGCCCTTATCTCATTTTGAGGGCGGCAGAAAGGGGGCTGAAACCGCAACCGGCAAGCCCCGCCGTATTGCAGTTGAGCATTACACCAACCACCTTGCACCTTCCCATGAACACCCGCTTTTCCATTGGAGAACTGAACTATTATGTTTCGGCTGACCGTGGAAGTGGTAAGTATGAAATCACCTGTGAAACCGCTGGTGAAGCCGGTAATGACTACACCGGAACGGTGATTCCCATTGAGTATGTGGACGGCCTTGAAACCTGTTCCATTTCCGCCGTGGTGATCCCCGGTGAGGATGAAGAAGATACCGAGGTTTTCAGACAGCGTTACATGGATAGCCTGAACGCCCAAGCCTTCGGCGGCAACCGTGCGGATTATCTGGAAAAGGTGAACGCCATTCCCGGCGTGGGCGGTGTGAAGGTATATCGGGTTTGGAACAGCGATTTGAACCCGGCCAAGCTGATCCCGCCCACGGGAACCGACACTTGGATCAGCGGCCTTTCCGGTGTGTCCGAGGAAATCAAGGCGTGGTTGAATGCCGTGTATGCGGCGGGAGCCAATAGCAAGCTGACCGTGGGCGGAACCGTGAAGCTGGTGATCATCAACAGTTCCTTCAAGAAGCCTTCGGAAACCCTTGTGGATCAGGTGCAGACCGCAGTTGACCCCCTTCAGAACGCCGGTGAAGGCGTGGGCATTGCCCCCATCGGCCATGTGGTGAGGGTTGAAGGCGTGGGTGAAGATACCATCAACCTTTCCTTCGATTTGTACTATCAGCGGGAATGGAGTTGGGATGATGTTTCCGCCTATGTCACGGAAGCAATCAACGGTTACTTCTTGGAACTGGCCCAAAGTTGGGCAGACCAGAATGAAGCCCTTGTGGTTCGTATCAGTCAGGTGGAAAGCCGCCTGTTGGGAATCACCGGTATTCTGGATATTGCCAACACCAAGATCAACGGTGAAGCGGCGAACTGTACCCTGACCCTTGACCACATCCCGGTTTTGGGAACCATTGAGCCGGGAACCATCGTGATCAACGGATAAGGGGGCCGGGAGCATGGAACGCAAACTGATTGATTATCTTCCCTATGTCATTCGTGATTATGCGGAGTTTCAGGGGATCATGGGGAGCGAACAGCCGGAAATTGAAAAGGCATGGAATACCACGGATGATCTTCTTGATAATCAGTTCATTCCCACCGCTGGAAACATGGGCCTTTCCCGGTGGGAAAAGATTTTGGGGATCACCCCCAAAGGCACGGACAGTCTTGAAGATCGCCGGTTCCGTATTCTGACCCGGATCAATGAAGAACTTCCGTACACCTTGCCCCAGCTTCGGAACATCCTTGAAACGCTGTGCGGGAAGGGAAACTATTCCGCTGATGTGGAAGAAGGCACCTATCAGCTTCTTGTGAAAATCGGGTTGGCCGCAAAGAACAACTTCAATGATGTTGAATCTTTGCTGAACCGGGTTGTTCCCCAAAACATGGTTGTGACCTTGCTTCAGCTTTATAACACCCATGCGGAACTTGGACGGTTCACCCATGCCCAGCTTGCCGCCTATACCCATAATCAGTTGAGAAACGAGGTTTTGAAGAATGGCGAATAAAACAACCAACTACAAGCTGACTAAACCCCTTGAATCTGAATTTTATGATGTAGGGGTTCAGAATGAAAACATGGATAAGATTGATACCCAAATGAAGGCCAATGCGGATGCCGTTGAAGCCCTTCAGAAAGGTCAATCCGGGAAGGCTGATCTGGTGGATGGTAAGGTTCCCGCCGAACAGCTTCCCAACATGAACTATGATCCCAAAGGTACGGCCCAAAACAAGGTGAGCGAACACAACCTTGATCAGACCGCCCACCCGTATCTGTTGAACCAGATCGGAACCTGTGTGGAAGCCGCACAGAACGCACAGGATGCCGCAAATGCGGCCTTGGATGCTGTGTCCGGTATCGTCTATACCATCAATGTTCTTCCTTCGCAGAATGGCACCCTGACCTATAACGGACAGGCCCAAAGCCCTTCTTGGAACGCTTATAACCCCGATGCGCTGACCTTGGGCGGCGTGACTACCGGCACCAATGCTGGAACCTACACGGCCACTTTCACCCCTAAAGGGAAGTATAAGTGGGCAGACGGTACGCAGACCGCCAAGGAAGTGACTTGGACGATCAACGCCGCCACCATGACGATCCCCACGCAGAGCAACAGCCTTACTTATACCGGTTCGGCCCAAAGCCCCACTTGGAACAACTATGACAGCGGGAAAATGACGCTTGGGGGAACTACCAGCGGCACGAACGCCGGTTCCTACAATGCCACCTTCACGCCGAAAACGAACTACAAGTGGGCTGATGGAAGCACCGGGGCCAAAACGGTTGCTTGGAGCATTGCCAAGGCCGCTGGTAGTTTGTCTTTGAATAAGACTTCCATCAAACTGACCGCCGCAAAGACCACAGACACCATCACCGTGACAAGGGCGGGTGATGGTAAGATTACGGCCACTTCCAGCGCCCCCACGGTGGCTTCTGTGAGTGTTTCCGGTTCGGTGGTAACTGTTACCGCCAAGGCCAAAGGAAGCGCCACAATCACCGTCAGCGTGGCCGCTGGCACCAACCACACGGCCCCGGCCAATAAGACCTGTTCCGTTGAAGTGACATTGCCCACCAAGGTTCTGAACGATAACAGTTGGGCAACCATCCGGGAAGTCAGTTCCGCAGGTTTGGGGGCCAACTATTGGGCCGTTGGTGATGTGAAGGAAATCAAGATCAATGGCAAGGTGGGCAACACCACTTTTTCCAATTTGGCGGTCAATGCTTTCATTTTGGGGTTCAATCACAATTCGGCCCGTGAAGGCGGGAATAAGATCCATTTCCAGATTGGAAAAATTGGGAGTGCCGCCGTTGCCCTGTGTGACAGCAAATACAACACTAATATTTCCGGCACCGGTTATTTCAGTTGGAACACCAGCAACACGAACAGCGGTGGTTGGAACGCTTGCTATAAGCGGAAAACCCTTTATGGCAATGATGGAACCCCCACAAGCCCCTTGGCAAACAGTTTGATGGCGGCGCTTCCGTCTGACCTTCGTGCTGTGATGCAACCCGTGACCAAGTACACCGATAACACGGGCAATGGAAGCAACAGTTCCGGTAATGTTACAACTACTACCGATTACCTGTTTGATCTTTCCGAGTTTGAAGTCTTTGGCACGAGAAACTACGCCAACCAGTATGAACAGAACTATCAGGCCCAGTATGATTATTACAAAGCTGGTAACACCAAGATTGCAAATAATCACACCGCCGTTACCACGGCGGTTTGGTGGGGCCTTCGTTCCCCTTTTTGCAATAACAACTACTATTTCGTTGTTGTCTGGACGGGTGGCGGCACCGACTATACCAGTGCCAATTATTCTGGTGGGTTGCGGCCCGGCTTTGCCGCCTAATCCCCCGCAGGATGATCCCGCCCCCATCCCGCCGCCGAAAGGCGGCGGTTCCGGGAGGGAACCCCAAATAAAAATAATAATGGCGGCGTAAGCCGCCCGACGATTTTTTGAAAATGGGGGTTTTCCGGTAAAGTGCTATCATTTGACTGCCTTTTGAGTGCATACACCGGGCAAAATCAGCCATACAATATCTATAAGCCTGTTTGAAGGGGGTATTGTATGGCAACAAACAAGCGTGTTTTCACCTTGCGCCTATCTGATGAAGTCTTTGACAAGATCGGGGCGCTTGCAACCCGTGAACACCGATCCATTACCAATTACATTGAATTTGTTCTTCTGAAACACTTGGAAGAAGTGGAAAAGGCGGAAGGAACGATCAATGTCGATAATTCACCCAAAGGGGTATAACTGAAAATGTCTGTCCTGAAGCAAAAGAGAACCACAAGCAAGGCCGAGTTCATCAACACGGCCAATCAGATTTATGTTGAAACCCTGAACTTCCTGACCCGTCTTTCAGCCCGGTATTCCCGGCTGATTGCGGAGCCGGTGGCAAAGCTGGCCGGTGAGATCATCGACCATGCGGAGAAGGCCAACAGTATCTTTCCTTCGGACAACCAGCGCATTGAAATGAGGAAGGCCCATCTTCTTGAAGCACGGGCTTCCCTGATGGCGCTGGATGTTCGCTTGACCCATGTTTACCTGATTCTGAACCAGAACCCGGAAGGGGCCTTTACCACTTCCAAGGGGAATCCGGTGAAGTCACAGGATGCAATGGAAAAGCTGGATAAGATGGCCCAAAACTTGGGTGAACTGATCGACAAAGAAAACGAACTTCTGAAAGGAGCAATCAAAAATGTAACAGCAAAACAGAAATGATTTCCTATTAGGTGCGTGACTGTTAATGTGTCCTCTGGCGGTTTGGTGGGGCCTTCGTTCCCCTAATTACAATAACAACAACAATTTCGTTATTGTCTGGACGGATGGCAACAACAACAATAACAATGCCAATAATTCTGGTGGGTTGCGGCCCGGATTTTGCAGATATACACGGTCAAATGTAGTAACAGAAGGCAAACGGCTTTTCAGGTGAAAGACGACCGATGTAAAAGGAGTTGCGCTTCCTTGGGTGTAAATCCCTAAAACTGCCCTTTGATGCCCTTACACGGACGCTTCTTGCATGGTGGGTGATTGTGCCTTAACCCATTTCATGTGTAAGAGCAAAGCATTTTAGACGGCACCCTACAAGATATTTGTACGAGGGGCGAATACTTTTATTATGACAAGCCAAGAACGGCATGAAGCAAGGTTCCAGCGCCGCAAAGCAAAGCGGTTGGAACGAAAACAGGCCCGATGTGATAGCCTTGGGCCAACGAATAAAATATTTTCCTATCGGAAGATGTTCTTCTACGGGAAAAAGTGCTGTAACGGGGTGCGGTGGAAGCAAAGTGTTCAAAACTTTGAAAGCCACCTGTTTTCTGGTACGGCAACACGGCGGCGAACGGTGTTGGAACAGACTTGGAAACCAAAATCCTGTTCCCATTTCACCCTTCGGGAACGGGGGAAAATCCGCCCGATAGATGCCCCGCACATTACGGATCGGCAAATCCACAAAACCCTGTGTAATGAAGTCCTGATCCCGTTGTATTCACCTTCCATGATCTATGACAACGGGGCGAGCCAAAAGGGAAAGGGCCTTCATTGGCAGTTCAAACGGATCAAACAACAGCTTGGATGGCATTACCGGCGCTATGGCCGGGAAGGTGCTGTGTTGCTGTTGGATTTGAAAGGGTTCTTTCCAAACGCTTCCCATGCCCTGTTATATCAGCGGCACCGGGAATTGATTTTGAATCCTGAACTTCAAAACTTGGCTGATACTGTAATCCAGTATTCCCCATGCCCGACACCGGGCCGGGGGATGCCTTTGGGCGTGGAGCCTTCCCAACAGGAAATGGTGGCGTTACCAAGTAAAATTGACCAATGGATCAAGTGTCAGGCCCGTGTTCATTGCGCCGGTCATTACATGGATGATTACTATGCTTTCTTTCCCACGGTGGATGAAGCAAAGCTGATGGGCCATGAAATTGTAAGGCGATTTGAAGCCGCTGGAATCCGAGTGAACAAGCGTAAGTGTAAGGTGATCCCGCTTACAAAGCCATTCCGGTTCTGCAAAGCCCGGTTCACACTTACCGAAACCGGCAAGATCAAGGTGAATGGAAGCCGGGATGGAGTGAAACGGGCAAGGCGAAAGCTGAAGCTGTTTCACAAAGAGTTCAAAGAGGGAAAACGATTCTTCTTTGACATAGAACAATACATGGAGTGCCAAAGCGCCTATTACCGGAACTTCAACGATCATGGACGGTTGTTAAGGTTGCGGCGGCTTTACCATGCAATCTTTTTCGGAGGTGGACAATGTTTAGAATCATCAAAGCCGGGGCCGGTATCGGCCTGACCGAGAACCTGAACTACATCAAGAAAGCCGAAAATGGTTGCTATATCCTTTGCCCGGAGCCTGACGCTTCGGGCATTGTTTTTGAGGGTGTAGCTTACCATTTGTTGGGCCGTGCCGCCATGGACGAACTGGAAACGGTGAGTTTGGAACAGACGGATGCAGGAAGCGAGATCACCAAGGCCACAGAAGCCGGTGGGATCGTCTTTGTAACCTTGGCAGAAGCCGGGAGCATTGACGCTGAAACGGCGGCGGAACACGCTGATTTGTTCGCTGAATGGGCTTTCCCTGTGGCCTACACGGTGGGGCAGATTCGCCGGTATAACGGCACCCTTTACAAGTGTGTTCAGGCCCATACTTCCCAAGCGGATTGGACACCGGACACGGCTTCCAGCCTGTGGAGCAAAACGAGTGATCCCGCTGAAGAATGGCCCGAATGGAGCCAACCGGTGGGAGCGCATGACGCTTATTCCAAGGGGGCAAAGGTGAGCCATAAGGAAAAGCATTGGATTTCCACAGTGGATTCCAATGTGTGGGAACCCGGTGTATATGGTTGGGAGGAATCGGCTTAATGGAGTATAAAATCTATATTTGCCGCAAACGGGCCAAATTCAAAGCAATTTGCGGACAAGTGAACATTCGGTATGGAACCATCCTGAATTGTCAGGGTGGTTTTTTGATTCTGAATGATCTTCCGGTGTGTTCCGTAACCAGCCAAAACGCCTATGACTTCTTTACCCAAAATGATGATGGCATGGGCGAGGAAAGGGGCGAACTTCTGAACCGGATCACCGCAACGCTGATGAAGCAGACCCCCGGACACAACGCCCGGTGGGGGAAAATTTGGGATGATCCCCGTTGCCAAAAGTACAAGCGCCCGGAACAGGAAGATCATTGGATTTGGAATCATGACTTCTACAACGGCCCTGTTGAGGATTTGCGCTATATTGCCGCCCTGATCGGGGCCTGATAGGAGGTAAACATGACGCTTGAATTGTCTATTGTAATTTCTGTTCTTTCGGTTTCCTTTGCCTTGTATTCCGGTATTTCCAACCTGAAGCGCAACGATAAGAAAGACACCGCCGAGGAAACCGCCCAGCTTACCACCGTGATTGTGAAGCTGGAAAACATCGGGGATGGTGTGTCCGAAATCAAATCTGACATGAAGAATGTCAAGGGTGAAGTTCAGGAATTGCGGGAACGCCTTGTGGCCGTGGAGCAGTCCGCCAAATCCGCCCACCACCGCCTTGATGGGCTTACGGGTGGTGTTGATGCGTGAGCCGCCGAACATCCCGAAAGCAAAAGATTGAGTTTTCCAAGCTGATCCTGTATGTGGTGGGGGGCGTAACCGTTGGGGTTACGGCCTTCACCCTTATCATGGTTTGGAAAACTGAAAACCTTGAACCGCTGGCCTATTTGATCCCCGCTATATTTGCTGAATTGGCAACCGCAACCGGGTTTTACTATTCCAAAGCCAAAGCCGAAAACCGGATCAAACTTCGGAAGTTGTATGGCCCGGAAATCTATAACGATGCAAAGGAGATTTGAAACCATGCTGAATGCTGTTTTGAACAATCTGATCAATATTGGGTGGGCCATGCTGATCTTCCTGTGTGCGTACCTGTCCAATGTTGCTTTTTCCCTTTACTACAACATCAAGGTTTTGCTTCAGCCCTTCGACAGACAGAAGATGATCAATTCCGGGCTGAAGGTTGCCACCTTCGTTGTGGGCCTGACCTTGCTTTGTGTAGCAATCACCACCCTTCCGATTTATGCGGATCAGCTTGGGTGGGCAATCCCGGAAGAATACACAGAAATTTTTGCTGATTTGGTTATTGTGGGCGCTGTGCTGATGGTGTCTTGTAAGTATATCGCAGAAGCCTTCACCAAGTTCAGGGCCATTCTTCAGGTGAAAGGAGATACAGAAAATGAGTAATTCCCCCCTTGCAACCTATACCCGGATCACGAAAAACAAAACCAGCCCCCGGAACCATGCCATTGACACCATCACGATTCATTGTATCGTTGGGCAATGGACAGCAAAACAGGGGTGTGATTATTTCGCCACCACAGACCGGCAATGTTCCGCCAACTATGTTGTTGGTAAGGATGGTTCCATTGGCCTTTCCGTGGATGAAAAGGATCGTTCTTGGTGTTCCAGCAACGGCACCAATGACAACCGGGCAATCACCATTGAAGTTGCTTCCGACACCACCCACCCTTACGCCGTCACCGCCAAGGCTTATGCGGCCCTGTTGGATTTGGTAACGGATATTTGCAAGCGGAACGGGATCAAGAAGTTGGTATGGAGTACGAACAAGAATGACCGTGTGAACCATCGGAACGGATGCAATATGACCGTTCATCGTGACTTCGCCAACAAAGCCTGTCCGGGGGAATATCTTTATTCCAGACACGGGGAGATTGCCGCAGAAGTCAATAGGAGGCTTCAGGGCGCTTCCGATGGTGGCGGGGTAGTAGTTACACCCCCGACCGCAGAAAAGCCCACAGGCGGCACCGCAGGGGCCACCGTGACCCCTTACCTTGTGCGGGTGAAGATCACCAACCTGAATATCCGTAAAGGCCCCGGCACAAACTACGGTGCAACCGGCTACATCCAGCCCGGTATTTATACCATCGTGGCCGAAAGCACCGGCAAAGGTGCGGCCAAGTGGGGCAAACTGAAAAGCGGTGCCGGGTGGATTTCCCTTGACTACGCCACCAAACCCTGACCATGAGAAAAGGCCCTTCCGGTTCAAGCTGGAAGGGCCTTTTTTGCGTGTTTCTACTATGTTACTAATAACCCCGATTTCACCGAACTTCAAAGGGCTGAAATGTTCAGTATTTGGGCGTTTCAGAGCGTTGCAGAGTAGAAATATTTATGGTAAAATAAAAATACCGCCCGAAGCGGCGGTATCCAGGTGCTGTCTGCATAAAAAGGTGGTCTAGCTTCCCCGGCAAGCTTCCGGGGGTGTGAAACCTTATTGTTGCTTCCCCCGGACGCAAACGCGAAAGGGGGGATGCCTTATGACCCTGACGGAAACTATCGCATTGCTCGGCCTGCTGGGCGGAGCAGTCTTTGTTACCTTTCAGATTTCATGGGCTATCTTCAAAGAGATACATAACAATAAGAAATGACCGCCCCAGCCTACCAAGCAAAGCGGTCATTCTTATTGTTTGACTTAGCCGAGGGAAGCTGACCATTGCGGACAGCACCTTCTTGTATGTTCAGTATAGTCAACGTGATTCGATTTGTCAAGCGGACAGTCTCCTTGTTCCTCGGTTTTGTTAAGAATCTGCGAAGTTTTTGCAAAGTTCGTCTCGAAACGCTGGTTTCTGAAATGGCGTCGTGGTATGCTGTTTGCAACACAAGGAGGGATCCCC